CTGCTGTACTTTCAGGGATACCGCATCGCCCGCATTGCTGAAATGCTGGGAGAGAAACCCGCAACTGGTGAACCTGTTCCGGATTTAGTTTGTTACGGATGGTCTGAGGATTCAGCCCGGCTTTGTTAGCCAGCTGAATGATGTTGTGCTTCAGTGCAAATGCCCGGCACGCATCATCAAAATGGCTATGTGTGGAGACTCGAAAATCAAACATGATAAATCCCTTCTGCTAACCCAATATGGATGTATCAAGCCTGCATTGTGATTTCACAGCCAGCAGCGGCTTCGATAGTGAGAGCAACCATGTTGATTTCGATAAGGCCGTTAAGCCCTTCTTTCTTCCTGATGGGCAAACGGTTTTCGCGATACATCTGGCGAACGGTGCCTTCCTTGTAACCTGTGCGGCGGCAGAACTCTTCTACGGTGATGTAGGGTTCCGAGATCACGAGATTGATTTATGGGCGCATTGAAAGTTTACGAGTCATGATGCACTATCCTCTGTTGAGTTCTAGCCAACTCTATTCATCACTATTAAACACGTTTTTATACGAATAGTGAATATTAGGATCACAAATTGGAAATCTCAACGAAATATTTTACGAGTCGTAAAGCACCCACTTTACCAGAGGGTGGTAAAGACCCCATTGAGCGCATCGTTCAAGCTTATGGCTTTTCATCTCGGCAGGCGCTGTGCCGCCATCTAGGCGTGTCACAAAGCACGATGGCTAACCGTATAATGCGTGGGAACTTTCCTGCTGATTGGGTTCTGATCTGCTCGATGGAAACAGGCACTTCATTGGAGTGGCTGACATATGGCCGCGGCGATTCGAACATCACAAAGCAAGATGAAGCACCAACCAAAATTGAACTCAAAAAAATCACAAATGGGAATTTCTCATCATCAGATTGGGTTGATTATGACTCTCAGCTCTTACCAAGTGATGTTAAAGCCCCTCAATTAGTACATTTCGAGAAACAGAATTACCTGGTTGATATGACCAACGCTGAAATCACCGACGGGCTGTGGCTTATCGAGATTGATAAGCTCATTAGCGTTAAAGAATTATACCGTTTTCCCGGTGGACGCATTCGCGTCGAGAATGGCAAGGCATCGTTTGAATGCAAAGCAGACGATATTAAAGTTCTTGGAAAGGTTGTTGCTAAGACTGAGTATCTATGAAGGAATTTAGAATGGATAGGGCCGTTAAAAAAAATGAAGAGTTATCCACCTCAGATGTTGCAGAAAACACGAGCGTAGAATCTTTAAAAACATGTTTCGTAATAATGCCCATCGCTGATATGAATGGTTATGATACACGCCACTTTGATCGAGTCTATAGCCATATCATTAAACCTGCCTGTGCTAAAGCAGGGTTTTCCCCTGTTAGAGCGGATGAGATTAGTAGTTCAAATCTAATCGTACTTGATATTCTGAGAAGAATTGTTGAATGTGACATTGCTATCTGTGATTTAAGCGGAAGAAACCCTAACGTTATGTATGAGCTTGGACTAAGGCAGGCATTTAATAAAAAAACTGTTTTAATCAAAGATGACAAAACTTTAAGCCCTTTTGATGTACAAGCTTTTAGATATTGCGAATATGACACAAGTCTCAGAATCGACAATGCATTTAACAACATATCATCAATCGAAAAGGCATTAAAATCCACTTATGCGGCTGATGAAAGTGATGTAAACTCAATTGTTCAACTACTAAAAATACAACCAGCACAAGTTGGTGAGAAAACAATTTTAAGTTCAACTGACACTCTAATCTTAGATGCCATCAACGACTTAAATAGTCGTTTTAACAGCCTATCGGATAAAAAGACGCTGTCACAAAAAATAATAAATTTAATAGATGGCCCCACAAAAACGGGAGAAACCTTCCTGTATCAAATAAACACTTACAAGCGAGATGCATACTATAGAAACTCGTATTTTAAAGGTGGAATTTTTTTAGGTGACTATGTTGGGATAGATAAAGATCCATTAGGGAAACTGTGTCACGCTTTTAAAAATAAAAACAAACTTACTTTTATTGAAATAGAATCTCCTGATTTAGATTTAATAACCGAAGATATGGATTTTTAATTAACACTATGGCGATAAGCAAATTACCCAACGGAAAGTGGCAAGCGCAGGTTTTCCCGAACGGCCGTGACGGCAAAAGGATACGCCGCCAATTCGTTACCAAAGGCGAAGCGCAGTCTTATGAGAAGTTCGTAAAAGATCAGGCTCAGGACAAACCGTGGCTGGGAGAGAAAACAGATAAGCGCCGGGTAATTGAGCTGGTTGAATTATGGTTCAACACGCATGGCATTACGTTGGCGGATGGCGAGAAACGGCGCACCACGATGGCGTTCGCCTGCGAAGCAATGGGAAATCCACTCGCAACCGAGTTTAACGCGAAAATTTTTGCGTCTTATCGCGAGCAGCGGTTAAGCGGGAAGATCACCCGCTCAAGTCGAGTGAAGTCGGTAACGCCGCGCACGGTTAATTTAGAGCTGGCGTATTTCAGGCCGATGTTTAATGAGCTGCGCCGGTTGGATGAATGGACCGCCCCCAATCCACTTGAGAATGTGCGCGAGTTTAAAATCAGTGAGTCGGAGATGTCATATCTCACCATTGAGGAGATCCACACGTTACTCACAGAATGTGAGAATAGCCGCTCCGAAGACCTAACAGCCATTGTGAAAATTTGCCTGGCAACTGGCGCACAATGGAGTGAGGCAGAAGGCTTAAAGGGAACCAGATTCGTGCGGGTCAGATAATCTACGTAAAAACTAAAGGCAAGAAAAACCGTGCAGTGCCGATCACTGAGAAGTTGCAGGCTGAGCTGCCATTAAGCAGAAAGGCGCAGCCACTCTTTTCTACGTGCTATTCAGCTTTTAGAAAGGCAATGCAGCGCGCAGGCATTGAGACATCTGCCGGACAGCTAACGCATGTTTTACGTCACACTTTTGCTTATCATTTCATGATGAATGGTGGCACAATATCCTTGTGCTTCAACGGATATTGGGACATACGGATATTAAGGTAACGATGCGATACGCACACTTTACGCCAGATCATTTGTCTGAAGCGATGTTGTTAAATCCTTTGAATAGAATGGAATTGTGATGGAAATGGAATACCAAAATAATGAACTGAACTTACAAGATCTACTATGCCTAAAGGTGTTCAGTGAGACCTTCGAAGTAATCGGTTTGGATGATTTCATTAAAGTAATAACAAATTGGGCAGAAAGAGAGATTATAGCTGGAGAAGAATCAGACACACTCCTGATCCTGGCATCATTGAATCTCGAACCCATACCAGACCGCCATGATGTAGAAAAATACCTACGCATTTATCAACGTGAAAAAAACATTCAAAATCTAGACATTTATTACAGCGCGTTAGTTTGGCTCAGGAGGGAGATAAGTTATTTAATAACAGCTTCATCATCAAATGAGATAGAAAAAAGGTTGGCATTTTTTACTCACTACTTTTTGGATTATCCGCCAAGAGCTTTCGCCAGAATAACGAATTTAATTTCTAATTTTTATTGGGAGCTTTACGACGAAGCAGTACCCGTTTTTAACTCCAGGGCTTCAGAGATGAGTGAACATCAATTGATCACTTACGTGAGAACACGTTTACGACCTTTCTATCGAATTCTTAGTAACCGTGATTGGTTACGGATTTTAGTTGACTAGTTTTCAAAAAAATTGGCAGCAAAGCGCAACTCTTTCTGTCTCTATTCGGCCTAAAGAAAATATAAAAATCAGTAAGTTACTGATTTAACTCACTTCGAATTGGGACTCATAATACCCTGGTCGCTGGTTCAAACCCAGCAGGGGCCACCAAATTTAGTGATAAAAAAAACATATACTTAAGCCGCTCGTTGAAGCGGCTTTTTTGTTACTGGCTTTCCGAGTGGCGGCAAAGTGGCGATGCATTTTCACTGCCATGGGAAATCCTCAACTGATTATCCTGAGCAGCCCGAATCAAGACCGTGAATTGCAGAGCCTTCTGCGAGTCTTTATCATCAATGGCACGGCTGGCGCCACACAGCAGAATCAGTAGACGGTTTCAAAGAGTCCACCACGCATCAATAATGGCTGAAGCCGGAAACAGCGACCCGGTTTCTCACCTGTAACTAACCCTCAACGCCTCTCATAAATCCGGCCCATTAAATATTAGCTTCATGTTAAAGTCATTGGCATTGCCTGACTCGAACAAGTGAGCAACAGCTATGCATCAGATTTTCGAAATACTCTCAGAGTTATTTAGCGCGTGGCCTGTCATGTCGGGAAAGCGAAAGGAGAAGAAGCCCGCCAAGGACACCAGGAAGATCTCAGGTCTTGCCTACGAACCTTTATGCAAGATAACGCCCGACCAAAAAAGAAATGATGTGCCGCACAAAGATGAGAGCAACTGAGAAAACGTACTCATCCTCATATTTGCTGGTGTGAACACAAGCGAGACTGGCAGAAGCTATCTTCCACGCTGACCGTTTTACCTCAGCTCACAGTTTTCATCCTCTCAAGCGGCACCGCGAATCGTCAGCGATAGTCCTGAATGTGGCGTCATCGCCACATCGCAGATCATTATCCCGAAAGCGCCCGCAACACCATACTGGGTAAGGTACGACAACGGGTTGTGATATTCTCCAGCCAAACCTGGCGATATCCCGCATTGCCCTCTGCCTGATCGTCAGATTTAGTCATCTCTCATCCTTTCTGATCTGCAACCGCTCTTCATCCGAAGTTATCCCTGCGACCTGTCGATAACGTATGGAGAAAAGGTAGCTGCGATTAAAACAGCCTGACGAGGCAATTACTGTCGCCAGCATTTAGATTTCAGGTAATTTAACCCGCGCAAACCCCATGCTATCTTGTGGTTTTGATTTTTTCAGTGGGCAAAACAGATGACAAAGTTGCGGGTAGGGATCGTGTTTGGCGGGAAGTCGGCCGAGCATGAGGTGTCGTTGCAGTCGGCCAA